TCTCTAAAGTGAGTAGATGGAGCCGCTTCATTGAATACTTCCATTAAGATATTTTGTATTTCCTCTCTAATGTTCATATTAAAAAACGTTTTCGTATTTCATTATTTGCTGCATTTTAACAGCATCCAACACAGTTCCGCTTTTAAGTGTGATAGTATATTCTTTGGATAATGCGTTATCAATTTCTTCAAAACTCATTCTGGTGTCATCAATCAAAAACCCTCTTTCAGAAAAAGTTACAACATACTCATTTTCTGTGCCACCATTAAACCTTACAGCTTTTGGCTTAGGTTTAGGTTTAGTTCGTGGTGCTGGAACTGCAGATAAAGGAGGAAATTCCTCATTTATCAGCGTCTCCTTTAAAATGTCTGAAATCTCTTCTCTTAACTCTTTCATTGCGGAAATACTTTCTAATAAATAGTACAAAAAAAAGGTGTTTGACCCCGCAAACACCTTTATTAATAACAATTTTATTAAAACCTAATTTTAGAATTCCCCCTTTAATCTGGCTTCCATCATTTTTTTCATGAACTCTTCGTACTTTTTCTTTTCAGCACGTTTTCTATCAAGCTCAACTTCTCTTGCTCTTGCAAGTTTCTTACGAGACTCTCTAAGTCTTTTATTTCTTTTCAAGCCCCTTCTTGCTTCAGCTTGTCTTTGTGTTTTGTTCTTAGGTTTTTTCATCTTTTCTAATTTTATAAAAATATAAGAAACTCATTTTAATAAATCAAGTTTTATCATAATGTTCTTTAAGAAACTTTACTATTTCTCTCGAATCGACTTGCACAGCACCATTTTCAATAGCTTTATTAATCATATCACCCTTGACATCGTAGTGTGGTCTGTTTTTTCCACGCTTATTCTCAAACCAATGTCTTTGCAGTCCAATTTCTTCAGCAAACTTATGCAAAGAAGGGATGGTATCAGCAACTAAGTGACACCACCCCTTCTTTGGAAAGTCTATTAAAACTATATTATCCGCATTTAGCGTGTCCACAGTTTGAGCATGTTAAACACCCTTCTTGGAATACAAGTGAATCTTGCTCACATTGAGGACATTTGTTATCACTCTTTGTTCCATCAGGAATAAATTTCTTAATTACTCTAACAACGCCATTTTTCCATGTTGAAAGGACATCATCTTCTAAATTTAGAGAACCTACAAGGTCAACTACATATGGAAGCGGCATACCGTGTCTAAGCACTCCTGAAATCATTTTAGCATAGTTCCAGTACTCTTTATCAAACGAGCGAGAAAGTCCTTCTATGGTAACCTTATAGCCATCCTTGTCTTCGTATTGGAAATCGTAACGACTCGTTCCATCTTCATTTCTTGCCTTAACAACATATCCATTTTCAATATAGTTTGGAATAGCTGCCAATCCTTCAAGTTTACCTGTAAACATTTCGTAAGGTCTTCCATCAAGAGTTCCAACTACAGCAATCCACTTTTCGTGATTGTTTTGGAATCTTACAACTTCAGCATCCATTTTCTTTGGTCTCTTAGGAGCGTGGTGGTCTTCAAACATCTTCGCTTTCTCTTCCTCTTTCTTTTCAGAAGTAGAAACAAGAACTCCAGAACGAGAACCATCTCTATAGACAGTCATACCTTTACATCCAGATTTCCATCCAGTCTCGTAAACTTTAGCAACCATTTCTTCAGAAATATCATTCGGAAGATTCACGGTTACAGAGATAGAGTGGTCAATGTGTTTTTGAACCATTCCTTGCATCTCAACCTTCTTAACCCAATCAACATTGTTTGATGTAGCTCCATGATATGGAGACTTTTCAATGATTGCATCAATATCTGCTTGGCTCATATTCTTAACCTCTTCAACATCATACCCATTAACTTTCAAGTATGTTTCGAATTTGTGGTGGAATACAGCGTACTCTTGCCACGAATCACCAACCTCATCGGTAAAGTCAACTCTTGCGCCAACATCACCTGGATTGATTTTTCTTCTTCTCATGTAAGAAACCATAAATACAGGCTCAATTCCAGAAGATGTTTGAGTCATGATAGACACAGAACCAGTAGGTGCAATTGTCAAAAGAGCAATATTTCTTCTACCATACTTAACAAGCTTCTTGTAAAGACTTGGGTTCTCTTCTTTGATTCTAAGCATGAAAGGGTTTTTCTTTTCTCTATCTGCATCCCAGATTTTGAACGTACCTCTTTCTTGAGCCATGTCACAAGATGAATCATAAGCAGCGTGCTTTAATTTCATGTGAAGGTCTGCAGAGAATTTGTTTGATTTATTTGTACCATACTTAATTCCAAGCGCAGCAAGCATATCTCCCTCAGCAGTAATACCAAGACCAGTTCTTCTACCTTGCTCACACTTCTCTTTAATCTTTTGCCAAAGAGTAAGTTCAGCTCTCTTAATTTCATCGCTCTCTGGGTCGTTTTTAATCTTACTGATTATCTTGTTAACTTTTTCAAGTTCAAGTTCAATAAGGTCATCCATAAGTCTTTGAGAAATTTTAACATGCTTTTCAAATAATTCAAAATCGAATTCTGCCTTTTTTGTAAAAGGATTCTTCACATAAGAATAAAGGTTAATTGCCAATAATCTACATGAATCATTTGGACACAATGGAATCTCTCCACAAGGATTTGTAGAAACAGTTCTAAATCCAAGGTCAGCATAACAATCAGGAATTGACTCCTTAATAAGCGTGTCCCAAAATAATACTCCTGGCTCAGCCGATTTCCATGCATTGTGAATTACCTTGTTCCAAATCGACTTAGCGTCAACCATCTTTGTGTGGGTTGGGTTATCAGAACCCACTGGATATTGAAGCTGGTATTCATCTCCTATTAAAGCCGCTTTCATAAAACCATCAGTAATCTTTACAGATACGTTTGCTCCAGTAACTTTTCCTTGAGACATCTTAGCGTCAATAAAACTTTCTGAATCTGGGTGGTCAATTGATATTGACTCCATCAAAGCTCCTCTTCTTCCTCCTTGCGCTACTTCTCTTGTTGAGTTAGAGAACCTTTCCATGAAAGGAACAACTCCAGTTGAAGTTCTTGCAGAGTTTTTTACTGGGCTATTGTTTGGTCTCACAAACGATAAGTCTATTCCAACACCAGCTCTTCTCTTCATAAGTTGAACCAGCTCTTGGTCTAACTTTAAGATACCTCCGTAGGAATCCGAATCTTGTTCATTACCAATTACAAAACAGTTTGAAATTGATACAAATTGAAAATCGTTACCTATCCCTGCCATCGGGCTTCCTTGTGGTACGATGTACTTGAAGTTCTTGATTAAATCGAAGATTTCTTCTTCGCTGATTGGGTTTGGGTGCTTAGCTTCAATCCTTGCGAACTCGCTCGCAATTCTTCTATGCATGTCATCTGGAGTAAGCTCATAGATATTGTCATCTTCATCTCTTAAAGCATACTTCTTTGTCCAAACCTCTCCAGCAAGAGTGTCTCCGTTAAAATACTCGATTGCAGCTTCTAAAACTTCCTCTCTTGAGTATGTAACTCTGTCTTTTTTCATCTCTTTTTTTACAGTTAATTTTTCATTCATTTTTCTTTTTTTTTTAAAAAAGGCTAAAATTTTAGCCTAAAATTCCCGTTCCAGTGTTTACTATACACACTGAATTAATAAATTTCAGCACAAGCCTCTCCAGCTTAATGTGTTTTTCCTCTTGGTGTTGGGAAGTGGTTAATTGATAAAATGTCGGTGGCCACCGATAACTTAGAATATTGGTTTTTGAAATGGATTATAGACATAATCCCGCTCATTGTTTCAATCGTCAAATTCTTCATAAGTTAATCACTTTCTAATAAATAAAGAACAAATTTCTTTATTCAAGAAAGTCGTCAAATTAGTTTTTCACACTCCCAAAACTTAAGAAATTTAGCCAGAATTTGGAGTTCCTTCATCTAAAAATAAAGCAATTTCTTCGATAGAAGATTCATTTTCGCTTGGTCTATTTGCGACAACTCCTTCTTCGTTTTCATTTGCCATTTCTATTAGAACTCTACTCGTATCAAATAAGAGTAGTTTATAGATTCCATCCTGTCCATTTCTATTTTTAATTATCCCAAGCATTGCTCGGTCTATCTCTTTCATATCATCTGGCCTACCAAGCCCAAAAGCAAGGTCAACTGTTGCAATAATACCTAATGACTCTCCAATGTGTCCAGTATTAATTTTCTCTTCTTGTATCGCACTACGATTCGTTTGATGGGCTGTCCACACAGGAATCCTGTAGTTGTTGGCAATATTTCTAAGTGCCTCAGCAATATCTGTTAATGCATGTCTTTTCTCAGCATATGAACCAAGTGGTTTCATAAGCCCAAGGTAATCTACAAAAATAATATCTGGAACAAATCCTTCAAGTTCTAAAGTTTTCAAGTGAGCCTTAATGGTGTTAACCGTAACGCCACCCTCAAGAAACGCTTTAATCTTTAATCCACCACCAAGAGCAGCTACTTCTTCAAGCTTCTCGGTAATATATTCTGGATACTCCCAAACATGCTTTAGTTTAATATCATTGATACATGCATCGAACCTTTGACCTACAACATCTTCGGAAAGCTCAAGTGTATAGTAAACAACATTCTTACCTTCAAGAAGAGCTGTGGCAGCTCCTTTAACGAGCATCATTGATTTACCACCTCCAGGAGGTGCTATTACAACCGCAAGCTCTCCTGGAGAAACACCGCCACCGATGTACTCATCAAGGTCTTTCATAAATGGTATTGGAACCCTGAAATCCTTACTAAGTCTTTTGTTTACATCTTTGAAATAATCGTGACCACTATCTTTTGGCTGACCAGCTTTTAGTGCATCCTCAAAATCTTTCAAGATACTATCCCACCTGTTCTTCTTCCAGTTCTCTGCGGCTCTAAGAATTACTTCTCTAACGTTTCTCTTTACAAAAAATTCTCTGGAAGATTCTTGAACCTCAATTTTATCTTCAACCTTTAAGTTTTGAATTGTATCAATGAGTCCGAGTATATGCTCTTTTGGAATTCCTTTTTCTCGAAAGGAAACTCTATCTCTTAATGAATCAAATCTGATAATAGTTCCTCTATCATTGTAATACTGAATGCAGTGGTCAACAAGCATTTTTTGATAGCCGTCAAAATAGCTACTATCTAAAATGTCAACGATTGTTTCCGAAAAACCAGTTCTGTCTTCACAAAAAACGTGAATCAATTTATTCTGATAATTCGAATTCAAGGCGTTGTCACCCTCATCCTCTTGCATAAAGGAATTGA